GTTGATAATTGCAATTCAACCAGAAATGCCGTCTTTATTGCCGGTAAAGAAACTTGAGTCTGTAGAGCTGATGATAATGTTCTTGGCATTAAACTATTACCTCTCTAACATCAAAAGAGATACTATAAAAACCACTTGTACTTGTTGAGTAGGTAATTTCATTTGATTCTAAATAAACGGTAAATTGTGGTTTGTTTACTGTTACTGATAAATTATTAGTAAGTGCTGTAACCAAGGGAGGGCTTATAAGTATTGCAGAACTATCATGGTCTGCTGTTGATGAGACCATATATACCTTTGTATGATTGGCAAATTTAATTAAATCACCAGCTTTCAAAACTCCACTTTGACCAGCAGTAAAGCCGTCCATCGCAATTGAAGAATCCCCAGCAACATGAGCTCCATTAACAAGTATGTCTGTTTCTAATTTTGCAGAGCCAAGATTGTCCAATGGTGCAGCTATAGTAAAGTCTTCAAATCCGCCTTTTTGTTTTTGCAAAAATGCAAATATTTCTTGAGCCTTTTCTTGTTTCATAGGAGGCATTTGCACTGTAAACGAAAAGTATTGACCTCCGATTTGTCTGACTTGTTTTTTGCCAGAAAGCGTTTGGTTCACTAGTGTAGGTCGCGTATCTTTAAAATTAATTGAAGAAAAGTTTGGGTTTGTAGGAAACTGACCACTCATCACACAACTCCCATTTTGCCTTGACTGTTCATGGCGTTATTTATAATTGAGGTTATTAAGCCTTTTCTTGATTTTAATAAGTTATCAAATCCACCGGCATCAACTGCTGATATGTTGAAATTAATTGTTGCACCCATACCTTGACCCTGTTGATGATCTACCACTGTTTCGTTAGGATGGAGAATGGCTGGAAATCCTCCACGCCCATCCACGCCTCCTGCCCTTGCTCCCAATCCTGTAAAACCACCGCCCTCAGCAGTAGGTATTACTGTCGGTATAGTTAGGCCAGATGTATCTATGCTTGGGGTTGTTTTAAATAAACCACTAAATGATGCAAACATTTTATCTATCACTAACTTTTGCATTGCAATTCTTATAAGCTCTCTAACTATGGTTGTTGCATAGTCTTTAAACGAAGCCTTTCCCTTTTCTAAGAAATCCATAGTTAAATCAGTAATGCCATCGTAAGACTTTTTAAATACGCCCTGCATTTCATCTTGCATTGATTTGATACCGCTAAAGAACTTCTTATACCCTCTGTCAGTATCTTTTATAAACCTTTCAAAAGCTGTTAATGCCCCAAAACCAGTTTCTATACCTCCTTCATCTTCATTTCTTTCACCAAAAATCATTTCCATAAATGATGGTAAATCTGCCTTATCAATAACTTTTCCAGTTATTTCTGCTATTTGCTTAACATAAGCCTCTATTTTTTCTTCTATTTCACCAGTCCCGTCTTTAGGGCTTGGTAGTAAATCTATCTTTGGTAGTTTTCCAATTCCAAGTTTTTCTTTTATTTTGTCTGGGAGTTTGCCAAGAACTCTATCAATTCTATCTAACCCACTATTTATATTACTAAAAATAAAATTCATAAAATCTGTAAAGGCTTTCTTTACAGGATTCATTAATTTTTCTTCAAACATAAGCCTTACTTGAGCACCAAATAAGAAAAATTGTGAGGTAAGTTTTGGTATTATTCTTTGTCCAATTTCATTAAACGTATCTGCAATTGCATTTCTAAATATATAGATGGCCATAGCAGCAGTTGTTAAGGCTGTTAGAAGAAGACCGAATGGGTTAGCCATAATTGCAATTGTTAATGTTCTTACGGCAAATCCAGCAGCTAAAAGAGCTGGTATTAAGAAAGCATCTAAATTAACAGCAACGAAGTTTATAGCACTTGCAACTTTTGAAAAACCTTGAGTCGCTTCCTGAATATCTCCAACCATGAATTGAAAGTTATTTCTTAAGGCAACCGAAGCTTGTCCTAAAGTCATAGGCATTTTCATTATTTCTTCATTCGTCTCCTTAGTTCCGGCAATAAGAATTGGCATTACAGTTTCAGCAGTCAATTTACCTGCATGTCCAAATTCTCTTAATTCACCAATAGTCATATTAAGACCATCTGCCAACATCTTCGTAAGGATGGTGTTGTTTTCCATGACTGAACGTAGTTCGTCCCCTCTTAAAGCTCCTGAAGCTAAACCCTGAGCTAACTGTCTGGCTGAGTTATTTGCCTCTTGAGCATGAGAACCAGCAATAATAAAAGTATTTGCAACTGTTTGAGTAGCATCAGCAACATCTCTTTGTGTTGCTCCTAAATGCTCTGTTGCTAAAGAAAGTCGGGTATATAACATAGCAACCGCATCAAAGTCAGACCTTGAATCTCTTGCTATTGTTCGCATGTGGTTCATAGCTATGGCTGTTTTTGCAGCACTGCCTGTAAGAGCGTTCATTCTATTTTCAACGCCAATCATGACATTAGCAGCATCAACTATTTCACGAACACTGAAGGCTGCAACAATAGTATTCCTAAGCGTAGCTAGTGCTTGATTAGCACCATTAACATTCTTTTTAAACTTGTTTATAGCGTTTTTTGATTTATCGTTACCGATAATACTAAACTTTATATCGTTTTTACTTAGTGCTCCCATTTCTTTCTTCCTTTAATTCAAGATAAGCCAACCAGCCTTGAAACTCTTCTACTGTTATTTCTTCTAATTCTTGCAGAGTTTTGTTTAACTTCTCAGCTAGGGCATATTTCAAATATAGCTGCTTATCTTTGTCTACTTTTTTTTGACTTCATCCTGCGATATGTTATTCATCATTTCGCTTGATACTCTAATTAATACATCTCTATCCACTCTCTCCAATAAGATTTTCTTATCAGCGATAGTAAATAACTTATCTCCAGATTCGTCTAATGCTTTGTGAATCAAAACATAAGCTAAAAGCTGGACATCGTCATCTTGAGCTAATTTCATGAACTTAGAAGTCTCTGCAAGAGTAATTGGCTTGCAATAAACCATTAAAGGGCTTCCCTCTTCATCTCCCCATTCAGGGACTTCTATAATTCTTGTTTCTATAGCGTCAAAATGCTTTTTTGCGTTATCTATTGCTGACATTATTTATACTGTTGCTAAAGTTAATACACCAGTGCCCTGCACTGTTATTGATGCTTCTACTAGTCCGTCAAATGATGCTGATCTTGTTACGCCAGTTACGATTGCATTTCCACTATAATACTTATCACCACTTTGTACGCCTTCAGGGTATATCTTAATAAGTACAGTAGAGCCTAGAGTTAAGGCTATTTGTGCTGTATCAGTTTCATCCCAAAACACATCAACGCTTCCACTGAATGATGTTAATGAAGGTGAATATGTTCTAGCTAAGTCACCCATAGAAGTATTTTCTAAAGTTTCTGCTGTTTCCTCAAGTGAGTATGATTTTAGTTCTCCGATTGGGTCTGTTCCAATATGGACAGTTCCCTCTGATCCGTTATGCGTTGCCATAATTTATTCCTCTTTTTTTTTAATTATTTTAGATGAAGGTTTGTTTTTATCTTCCGAATGGATTGCTTCTTCTTTCCAACCCATGTTCTTTAACGACTCAACCTTTGTAGGGTGAGCAATTATAGAATTTTTGCCATTTGGACTAATCATTTTCATAATTATTCTCCGTTAAACCGCCACATCAGGATTGGTTTCCTTGACATAGTAGTTGGTTAAAAATGTCATTGAGACATAACCCAAGGGCTTTTCACCCTCTCCGTTAAACTCAATTTCTGTTGATTCTAAATAGCAATCTTTAGCAAGGCCATCTATTGTTCTGTCTGCCGCTATTGCCTCCTCAACCTCTTTGCATATAGTGTCTGTAATATCGTCAAAGTTATTTGTTGCTTTTGCATAACCCTCAACCACTACACTTAATTCTCTGCTCATTAATCTATCTACGCCTATAACAATAGGTTCAGATGATTCTGATTTTGTATATATAACTAAAGCCGGAACTGTTTCTAAGGGATAAACCCTTGATTGAAATACTCTATTCCCAGTTGTAGTTAAGTTATTTAATTGTGTTGCAAACTTTTCTCTTATTTGCTGACGTACATGGTTAGACATTTAGATTTGCTCCAACATTAAAGCTGAAAACCCTGTTCTATCTGCTTGTATATTTACAACCGTATAAGTATTTGCTGCTTTTAATATATTGCCGTCTGTATCTTTAATTGCCGATACGGATAATGTATTGCCGAAAACAATACTAGGCACATCAATGGTTCTACAATAAGCAATTGGCTTCAAAGAGTCTACGCCTGCACCTTCTTGTAAGTCTACATACTCATTATTTAATATAATATCAATACTAAAATCAGTGCCACCGCTATTTGTATAAACCGCATTAACTCCATGTCCATAGCTGGTGTCTAAGTAAGACTTCATATCCTGCTCTGTTTCCATTCTGTATTCAGACATTAGATTTCCTCCAGAACTAAAGAAACTAAACCAGTGTTATCTGGTTCAACTGTTTTAACTATAAATGTTGTCTCTGGCTTTAATACATTTCCCTTGTTTGTTGTTATTGCATCTACTCTTAGCTTGTCCTCTTGGGATATATAAGGAGCATCAGAGCTTTTCATAATAGCTCTTGGTTGATAACCAGCAACAGGTATAGAACCGCCTTCAATATTAAAGTATTCCTGATCTATAATAATATTAACTGAATACGAGTTACCAGAATCTACATCTAGCCATGTATCTATTAAAGAAGTTCTGTCATCCCATAGAACTCCTTGAACCTCAAAAAAAGTAGCTGTAACACCATGGCCTGTAGCCGTGTTTACATACGAGTTAAAATCTCTGCTACTCTCTAAAGGCATTGTTATTTAGCCGTTCTCTTGTTTAGAGGTTTGACTGTTTTGTTTGTTAGTGGTTTTTTCTTGTCCGTAACATTTTCTGCAACGCCGCCACTTGTATATTGAAGAGCTTCTGCCTCAGAGACATCTACTACTTCACCAACTTCTCTTGGAATTCCTCTTACATGAAATTCTTTTATCATCATTATTTCCATACTATTTTCCTTAAAAAAAAGGGGTAGCCAATTAAGGCTACCCAATCAATAAGTAACTTACGAAGCTACGATATCTTTTATTACACCAAAGCCTTCACCATGTCTGATTCCAACATCTAAATCTTGGAATGTTGCAATTCTAGTTCCACCAGAAGTAGATAAGCTAGATGTGTCAACGACAATATCAACACCTGACCAGAAGCCAAGCATGACGTTTGAGAAGTCTCCAAATATAGCAGCAGAACATGTAGCACCTGAGTTACCTTTGACAAGATTACTTGGAACTAATGTAGAGCTTTCTACGTTGTAGCCTAATATTGAACTAACCGCTTCCATTATGAAGTTACCTTCAGCACCGCCAGCTTGCTTAGAAACAGTTCTAAGAGCAGCAATAACTTTAGGGTTAGTTAGGAATGAAGGATTACCGCCCATAGCGTTAGAAACGTCTACAGCTTTAATCATCTCAACTATTTTTGCGTATGTTATAGCCGCTCCATTAGTTCCCATTAAAACAGTAGTTGTATCACTGTTTTGTAAAATTCCACTAGGTTCATTTGTACCGCCGCCGTTTATGGCAACTTGGTCAATTTTTCTAGCAAAACCATTAATAATGTCTTGTCTTAAGATAGCTTCTACACTTGGGTCACTTTGAAGTGTCAGTTTTCTTGAAACATCAACAAAATTTGCTAATGTACGAGGAGTAAGCGTTTCTTGAGCAAATACAGTGGCAGAAGCAGTCGGTGCTCCACCTTCAGCAACAAACGCTGTATTAGTAGCAGAAGTAGCCAGTTTCGGAATCGCCACGTCACCACGCAATCCGGTCATAACTCGTGCACCAAGATTTCCAATTGTTAGCTTGGCGTATAAAGCACCAATGAATTGGTCGGCTAGGTGATCTGTACCAACTAAGAATCCACCAGCTCCATTCGGGGCAACAGTCTGAGTTCTTGTTCCAAAGTTGATATCTGAAGGCATATAAAAACCTCTAGCTTCTCTTCCGGTTCTTTTAGCGATTTCTTCTGAAATCTCTCTTTCATATCCAGCTTTTGACCAATCGCCTGATCCAGCAGCATTAATAGCAGATATTAATGAATATCTTTTTTGCTCTTTTTCATTTAATCCAACAGTAGCTGGTGCTAGTTCCAAAGGTTTGCTCTGGATTGCTTCTAAAAGTTCCCCTCTAAAGCTTTCTAGGTTAGTTCCTGTTCTTATTGCTTTGTCAGCTAAGTCTCTTTGATTATGTAGTTTGCCTAGTGCTTCTATTCCTACATTATCTTTTTGCATCGCTGCTTTAGCAGCTTCAGACGCTTCAGCTCTTACAGCCGTTTCGTCTATGTTATTTTGTTCACTCATTTTTATTTTCCTGAATTGTTTATTTTGTTTTTCTTTAGAACGTCCAACCCCGACCCCAGCCGAATTGTCAGCCCCGATTGCCACACTGCTAACTTCCATCGGCATCCAGCTAGTAGCTCTATAATGATCTCCAAGGATGTCATTGCTGTCTCGTTCCATTTTATTAATTCTGTAACCTACTGATATGTTTTGACGAATTCCGTCTAACATATCTTGAAAAATTTCTGAAGCAAGTTCACTTCTTCCGAAGCGTACTACAGCAGTTGTCCTCTTTGCTGTCTCATCAATTTCAAATCTCTCTACTACGCCTATAACCTGAGACATGTCATGCTCAAGTAATAAAGGACTTCTTCCAGATTCCATAAATTCCATATCTATAGATTCTCTTTTATGGTCTAGGACTTCTAAACCAAACGATCTTTCAACAGGCTGCTCGCTTGATACGCCAATTCTTACAGTTCTGTTTTCTTCGTCTATATAAGATGATCTGTCTAAAGCAATGGTTCTGTAATTAATTTCACCAGAGCACGCTCTATCCATCTCATCATTCTCATCAACATCAACAGCCATTTCCTCTGGTTCAGTCGTTTCCACTTCTTCAGATTCAGCTTTCACTTCCTCTACTTCAGTTTCTACAACTTCCTCAGTCTCAGAAATGGTGTTTTCAATATTAATATCATCCATTTCATTTTCCTCGCTAGTTGTTATTAAATTTTCTGACATAATTATTCCTCGTCTTTTGAACCGTCAATTTCTGCCGGTACAGGTTGTTTTTGTCCAAATGGTTGATATGCGGACTTTATTCCGTATTGTTCCATTAATTGTTTCTCTTTCTGGTGCATTTCCATTAACTCTTCAGCATCCCTTCCCTGCGAGCTTGCTATGTCTGAATAAGTGGTAATTCCATTTTGCAATCCTGCAATTTTTGCGTTTATTTCCTTTTGTGGGTCGATCCAATCCCACTCTCTTGCTATGTAGTTTGTTGAATTAAAGAATTTGTCAAACTTTTCCGGTGGCAATTTAAGCTCTGATCCTATAGCCATGAGAAACCATTGTTTAAATATAGGCTCTATCATGTGCTCAATCAT